ATGGAAACTCGAAGAAATTACACTCGCCAGAAAAAAGCCTACGCTCCGAAAGTTTCGGAACAAGGCAAGCTACAACCTCAGGACAAAGAGCTCGAAGAAGCCGTGTTGGGAGCTCTCATGCTCGAAAAAGATGCCTATACCACCGTTTGCGACATCTTAAAGCCAGAGTGTTTCTATGAGCCGACCAACCAACTTATTTATAGTGCAATATCCCGGTTGGGAGCACAACAACGCCCCATTGACATGCTCACCGTCACCGAGCAACTGCGACTCGACGGAAAGCTCGATGAAGTCGGCGGAGCCCTCCGTATTTCCGAACTTACCGGACGTGTAGCATCGGCGGCGCACATCGAATACCATGCCCGCATCGTAGCCCAAAAATATTTGGCTCGGGAATTAATCGAATTTTCCAGCGAAATACTCAACAAGGCCTTTGACGAGACCAACGACGTAGATGACCTTATGCAGGAAGCCGAGGGGAAACTCTTTGAAATTTCCCAACGTAACCTGAAAAAAGACGTTACTCAAATAGACCCGGTACTGAGCGAAGCTATCAGACAAATTCAAATAGCAGCCAATCGAAGCGACGGATTGAGCGGACTGCAAACCGGGTTTCACGACATCGACAAAATTACTTCCGGTTGGCAAAATTCCGACCTCATCATTATCGCCGCCCGTCCCGCTATGGGAAAAACGGCATTCGTCCTTTCTATGGCAAAGAACATGGCTGTCAGCTATAACACGCCGGTGGCTATCTTCTCGCTCGAAATGTCCAATGTCCAGCTTGTCAATCGTCTCATCATCAACACTTGCGAAATCCCCGGCGATAAAATCAAAAGCGGACAGTTGGCCCCGTTCGAATGGGAACGGCTCATGTCTCGTATCGAAATACTGAGGAACGCTCCTATATATATAGACGATACCCCCAGCCTTTCCGTTTTTGAACTTAGGACAAAAGCACGCCGATTGGTTCGCGAGCACGGAATCAAAATCATCATCATAGACTACTTGCAACTGATGAACGCCAGCGGTATGTCCTTCGGGAGCCGAGAACAAGAAGTCAGCACCATATCCCGTTCGCTCAAACAATTGGCAAAAGAGCTTCAAATACCTATCATCGCCCTGTCCCAGTTAAATCGTAGTGTGGAATCCCGGGGTAACGACAAAGACGGTAAAGAAGGGAAACGCCCGCAACTTTCCGACTTGCGTGAATCGGGAGCTATCGAGCAAGATGCCGATATGGTTTGCTTTATACACCGTCCCGAATATTATACGCGGTCCAAGGAAGATGCCAATGGAAACAGCATCGAAGGCTTGGCAGAATTTATCATAGCCAAACACCGTAGCGGTGCGACCGATACCGTGAATATGAAATTCGTCTCTTATCTGGCTCGATTCCAAAATTACGACGAAGACACCCGACTGACCGATTTCAGTGCACCGGTAACCTCGAAGTTCAATACTCCCGACACGAGCACACCATCGGCAGCGCCACTGTCTGGGAACCCCGATTTCCTGAATCCCCCCGGTTCGTCTAATAACGATATACCCTTCTAAAAAGAACTTTTATCTCCCGACCGATGTTATTCTTTCGAATAACTAATATAGTATGGAGAAAAAACGACAAAAAATCTGGACTGCGATAGGTGTAGGCATAGCTATCGCACTACTGTTATATTGGCTCACATTGGCCATTTGGATAGACGATGATACCGATCCCCCTATGCCTCCTCCCGTAGAAGAAACATCAAATTGTTAAAATATACTAAAATCGCTCCGGATAAAAACTTTTTGCAATACAAGTGTGTTTTATTATCGAAACCGGGAAAGAAACGGCTCTCCTTAGGGAAAAAGAAGCGAAACGTCGCTTCCGTCGAGCCAAAATCTCCGGTCTGGAAGAGTTAATTTATACGATAATATTCTTGTTTTTTGTGTATTTCATTGGTATTATATTATCCTTTGTTTATTCCTGTAATAAACATTATCCTCTTTCTTGTTTTTGATATATTTCAAGTAGTAAAGCCCCGTCGTGAGACGAGGCTTTACTATTTACATTCCCCCATCAACGTATTCCGAGTCTGTTCAATGCTTGCTGGTATCGAATTGCATTTCGTTGATGCTCTGCCAAAGTCACGGCAAAATTATGATAGCCCGAAAAATCCTCTTTGGCACACATATAAAAATACCCGTTCGGTGTATGTGTCAGCACGGCATTGATAGCCTGTTTCGAAGGAATCCGTATAGGGCCGGGAGGCAATCCCGTAACCCGATAAGTATTATATGGCGATTCTATGGTCAAATGAACATTCAATATGCGTTTCAGCGAAAAATCCCCGTGGGCAAATTTTACCGTAGGGTCTGCCTGCAAAGGCATGCCTTTACGCAATCGGTTCATATAAAGACCCGCAACCTTTCCCATTTCATCACGTTTGTTAGTCTCTTCCTCTACGATCGAAGCCAAAGTCGCTACCTCCACAGGAGTCAATCCCCACCGCTTTGCCTGTTGCTCCCGCTTTCCTTCCCAATAAATGCGATACTCCCGCTTCATCTTCTGTAAAAAAGATTCGGGAGTCACAGTCCAGTAAAACTCATAAGTATCCGGTAAAAACAAAGCCGGGAGAGTCGCTTTCGTAAAACCTAAATCCGCACAAACACTATCGTTGTACAGCAAAGCCAACAACTCCTCTTTCGAAAAAAACAACTGCTCCGATACCCTTTCGGCCAATTGTTCGAGAGTGCGTACGTTATTAAATGTAACTCGTATGGGAGATTGGCTTCCCCTCGACAATTTCAAAGCCATTTGCCGAGCTGTCATACCGGCATGAAGCCGATAAGCCCCTACACGAACATCAGGATCGAATTTATAAAACGACAGCAAACGTTTTATTCTCGGGATCGAATTCTCATCTGGAATCACCGAATGCAAAGCACTATCGAGCTGAGCATCATTCCACTTCGGATCAACATAGCACACCGTTTGTTCGGTAATAACAGGATCATACAAATAACTCTTCATTACCGGAATAAACAAACATGCGAGAATCAAAATAAGCCCTCCTGTTATCCAAGCAAATATCTTTATACCTTTATTCACATTCGACATAATAATCCGATTATACACAGCGCAAAAGCACCTTGATGGGACAAAAGTAACGATTATTCCCGAAATAAAATAATGCGAAAAAGTTTGCTGTTTCAAATATTCCGCTTATCTTTGCGCTGCATTTGAAAAAATGACGTCAACGACAAATCGTCCTTTGGAAGGATGGGTGAGTGGCTGAAACCACCAGTTTGCTAAACTGACGTACTCGAATGGGTACCGGGGGTTCGAATCCCCCTCCTTCCGCAAATGAAAAGCGTAACATTTTGTATAATACAGTGTTACGCTTTTAACATTTTAAATATGCACAATATTTGCACAAGATATTATAAGCCTATTTACTCTTTCTCTTCCAAAGTTACATTAATTCCTACAATCTCACAGTATTTAAGGAAGTTGTTCAAGTTGACATTCTTCCCACTTTCAATGGCAATGACTGTTCCAAAGTTCATACCCTGTTTCCAGATATTATATTGGGACAGTCCCTTTTCTTCGCGAATCTTACGCACTTGTTTCGATAATTCTTCTATTGTCATACTCCTATTAATTCCTTCTTTATCGCCTCTAAAAATGCGATAGATGTTAATACCGTATTCCTATAATTGTAATCACTACCGGCTGCAATCGCATTCTTACGACCGTCTAAAATCAGCGTATCAATGAATAACACCATTTGCCGAACCGTAATATTTCCGATGTCTGCCGAGAATGTCGATAGCGATGTATAATACTTCATAGCCTGTTTTAAAAGGCCCCGTATTTTAGTCTTATCAGGATTTTTACCTGTAATACGCTTAATGCTGATTTTTGCGGAGAGATTCGACCCCGACAATCCGGGCTCTATACGGTAATCCTCTCCGACTTCCTCGATAATGCCGTCGATATACTCGACTTTGGCTATAAAGCCATTGTCTATGTCCGAACAGTATATGAAGTCGACTTCTCCGAACTTGTGCGCCCGGTTATGGTCTACAATGAATAATGGAAATTCCCTTTTCATTCTTCGTCCTCCTCGTCGTCATCGACTTTAACAAGATGTTCAAGATCTTCGCTTATATACCCTTTATACTCCCTTATGGCTTCCAATTCCGAGTCGCTGAGGTCGTCTATATCCTCTATCTCGATAGTATAATATCTGTCATAATCACCATCGAAGTCTATCTCTCCTGTTCTTCCGTTCTCGTCGTCCTCACTAACGACAGTGCCCACTTCGTCTGCAATATAGGGCTTGCAGAACCTCCCATGCTCGTCCCTGTCTTTCGTAAACAAGAGATCTGACAACATGCTACACACATCTGAGAATGTTTTTTCTCCGACAAATTCAATATGACCGGGGTTAAAGAATCTGCCACCTCGGCAAACATGAAATGATAATACCATTGTTCTTTTTGTTTCCATATATAAGTAATTTTTATTTATAATCATCTGGCCCATACAGGGGTATAACAATCTTCAAGATTTATGTTATTCTCGATCGCCGCACAGGCAAGTATCCATGCTTGCTTACTCGACATGTTGGCAATCTTGAAACTCGGATAGGTGCATTTTTCATCGATAGTCTTTGCAACGTTGGAGGCAAAAACATTCAGGTTTATTATTCGTGATAAAAACTGATAGAACGGGTTGAAATGCAACTCATACGAATTGTTATTATTCCATCTTTCATAGCTAGCAATCTGTTGAAGTCTGTTGGATAATTCCTGAGCTTCTTTGTATTGTTCTGTACCTTTCTGTAACATGACTCTATGTTAATTGGTTACTGTTTGTTTTTGATTACATGGCAAAGATACTCCATTTTATTGTATATACAAAATATTGAAGTATAAATGTTTTGTGATTTATCAATATTTAACAAAACGAATGATGTGGAAAATTTTCCGCAAAAATGATTGATATAGAATTAAACACGAATGCCGGAGCTTCTCACCCCGGCATTTCCCTGTTCATCATTTGCATTTCCGAATATTCCTTTGAAATTTTCGCCTCATTCTCCTATTCAAGAGACCGTTATCGGCAAACCGATTCAAGGTATCCTTCTCTTCCGGCGAAAGCAGGTTATAGACCTCCTTCCTCGACTTTCCGGAACAGATGGCTTGTATGATTTTAGCTATCTCCATGTATTTCCCGAATTAATTTCTTTCTGCAACACTCACATAGGAACTTCTTCGCCACGGGGAACATCTTCTGCCCGATATATCCCCGAAGGTACTGTTCTTCCTCCCCGTAAGGGTCAATGCCGAACGTCCGGGATATATGCCTGCACAAATGCCCCTTTTCATGGTCCCAAGAGTTTTGGAACTGTTCGGGACTCGTCGTCATGGCAATTACCATCACCGTCCGTCGATGCTCGAAATTGGAATAGGTAAGTCCTGTATTCAAGTTACCGGACGACAAACTTCTGAAAGCATTTTCCAGATTACTCCCTGTACAACCTATCCGTTCCAGCTCCCGGAGTATGGTGTTTGTCCAGTAGGTGGTAACGGCGTAAAAAACCCTTACGTGCCAGTCGTATTTCGCTATGTAGAAATCCTGAACAATCATGTTTTAAATCGTGTCTTTTTGTTCTTTATATCTAAATCCATATTTACCTTTCGGGTTTTTAGTTTTAGTAGCTCTTGCTATATGCGACCTTGAAACACCTGTAAAACGGCTTGCTTCTGACACAGAACCAAATTCATTTATAAAATTCCATTGATTATCATAAACCAAAACTTTCCTTGCATTGGAAGTAACAGGCAATTCTCTGATATTAACTTTATCCTTATCATATCCCCAAAAATAACCTCCAGCTGTATTTAATTTTCCATTACATACATCTATTATACTGCTATGATCTATTCCAGTTTTCCTTGACGCTTCCGCCCCAGAATAATACTTAGCGATAAAATTACCTTGCTTGTCAAATTGGTAGACAGTTTTAGGAGCTCTTTTCTTATTGTTTTTCTTTCTTGTTTCTAAGGCTTTTCTAATCGCATCCTTTGAATAAGTGTTTTGCTTACATCGAGAATACGTTATATTATTTAGAGCATTTTCTTTATATGTTACCCATCTTAAATTTTCAACACTATTATCGTTCCTTATAGTATTAATATGGTCAATGCAAGGCTTATTTTCAGGATTAGGAATAAATGCTTCTGCTACTAACCGATGCACTCTTTTCGGATATGTTTTACCATTCATATATAAGTTTACAAAAGAATATCCATGAGTACCATCAGAAACAACGGCAGACATAAGGTGAGATTTTCTTTTTTCAAAGCAATTCCCTCTTTTAACGATCCTGTCAACAGACCTTACATTCCCCATATTAGATACTTCATAAAGTCCTTCGAATCCACTAATTGGTTTCCAAATTTCTTTCATATAGCACAAATTTCAGTTTATGCAAATATATGAATTATATTAATTCAGACCAAATAATCGGAGTACCCGAACCTATACAGTCGGCATAGAAACGTGTAAAGGGCAACCCGTCGTAACCGTCAGGGTCGTCGATATAGTCCTTTACAAACAGAGCCAAATGGGTATCGTCGGGAATCGATGATTTCAAATAGTCGGCCTTACCCATATTGGCGACAAATACATGGTCGTACCCTTTGGACTTTTCCAACTTCACGCCCGCCTGTGTCAAGATGACCTCCACATCTTCTTTCGAAAGGGCTTTTATTTCCTCCTTCTTCCCAGTGGCCTTGTTTTCGGCCTTCATTCTGGAAACCGCCCACTCGCACATGTTCTTGGAGAAGTGCCAGCCGTATCGGGAAAGGTACTCCGTCATGCCGGAGGGGAAAATATCATAAATGTCTAATCGTTGGTTCATAACACTGCTTTTTTATGTTTTTGAAAAGAGAGGGGATTTCTCCCCTCCCGATTAATAGAACTCGCCGTTGGCCCGTCTGCGTCTGCGCTCCCCCATTTCGTCATAGTACGAAGGAGGATAACCGGGAGCATAACGGTTGTTCATTCCACTGGAAGAACCTCCGCCATAATTCCCGCCGCCGTAACTGCCGCCATTATTGCCACGGAAGCCCATATCGCCGCCCTGCATTTCCCGCATGGCAGCTTCATAGCCTTTCTTGTAGCCGTGCTCGCAACCTTCCTTGTAGGCCATTTCGAGCTCTCTACCGCCGCGTTCATTGAATCCTTCATATCCACGGCCTTCTTCTAATATTGACCACATTCCCATATTACTTTTTGTTTTTAGTTTCAGCAACACCGAGCTGTTCCATCAGTTTCTTGTTCATGGCCATTAGGTCGGCCATGCTTCTGCTCATTTCGGACATCTGCCCTTTGAGGGTGGCAATCTCCTGCTCCTGCCTTTGCTTTTCCGCAAATTCGGGATTCAAAATTGTCAATATCTTGTCGCACCCGGAAATCACGTTCTCGTGGTAATTACGCCGGTTCAGTTCGTCCAAGCTCTTTTGCCGGATAGCCGACACTTCCGAGTTCATGGCCTCTCTGGAACAAGATATGACTATGTTGCCGTTTTGCCCGAAGTCAGCGATGTCCGCCCCTGCCGGCAAGTTCTGGAACGTCGTGTTCTGCCCGTTCACGCAGACCACCACGTCCACCACCATTTCCATCTGAGGTATCTGACCGATAGGTGTCGGCATGGGGTACTTGGGCTTCGCAGCCGAAACGCTGACGACGGAACCTATATCCACTAAGGGATTTTCGTCCTTATGAAGGATAAATAACTGGTTGTTTGCTCGAAGATTCTGAAACATAGTTTTTTTGATTTAATGGGACTGCCCGATAAAAGGCAGCCCCGTGTTAATTATTTGCTTTTGGCAGCGACGTTGGTTGCCGCCGTCGCCGTAGTAGGTCTGTACCCACCGTTGACAAGGTACACTTCGTTGGTGTACTTGTTGTAATGGATTTCATAGATCCCCGTACCGGCGATATTCTCTACCGTCACCGGCTCGTTGTTGTAAGCCAGCAGAGGTCTCGTGTCCCCATTCGTCCCGATGAGAATGGGAAGCGTTGCGGTCGTTCCGGCGGGTATCGCCTGACGGAGATTGATATAGAATCCCCCCACATAGTCCCTGTTACGGAACGCATGGTTTGGAAGTTCCAAAGTCACGTTCTCCGTGCCGACCGTCACCGCCACCGTAGGAAGAGTGTTGTAATTCACTCTGCCCAGCGTCGGGAACGGAAAGGGAAACCTTGTAAAAAAGTTAGGCCACATATATACCTCCTTTCTTACTGGAATTAACCCCAGTAGTTGTTGCAACCGCATCCGTAACCGCTACGCCCGTATGCGACATCGCCCGCATAAGCACCATAAGCGGCAGCCCGATACAAGTCCGTGTTTACAGCCTGAATGTTCGGATATACCACGGGAACGGTATTGGGTAATTTACACTTGATGCCGTCCACATCGCTTTGGAGAGCCTGCAAACCGGCAGCGAGGGGAGCAATCTGTTGCCCTACCGCATTGAGAATGGTCGCATTCTGGTTCCGTTGGGAGATTTCAGCCGCCAAAGTAGCCTTCTCTGCCGTCAAAGCGGTGATCTTGTCCTGTAAAGCCTGAGTTTGGATAGAATCCAGCTTCGCCAAAATGGCACGAGTGTTCTCATTGCCGCTGTCCACGAGGGAGTGGGTTTGTTCCGAGGTGGCGATACGGGTTTCATATCCTTGTCTCTCGATTGCGTTTTGCGTCTTGCAGCAGCAATCTGCGATTTGAGTCGCCAGCGTACAATTACTCGATTGAATGCTGTTGATGATCTGTTGTGCGGACATGCCCACTTGGTTGCCGACACCCTGAATCAAGCCCTGAATGTTGCACAAGGCAGATTGTAACTGTTGGGTAGAGCAGTTCAAGGACGAGGCGAGTTGGTTGATGGCATTACCGTTCCCTTGAATGGCCGACATCAGGTATTCACGTCCGACATCGCCGTTCAACTCGGCAGGAAGCCCGCCCCGGTTGCCAAAACCTCCGAATCCGTTACCGCCCCAGCAGAACCACAGCAGGATAATCCAAATCCACCACATGCCTCCGCCCCAAGCGTCCTGATTGTTCCTTCCCTGATTGAGAAGGGCCAAGAGTCCGGGATCGACCCCTTTACCGCCCATCAGGTTGGGCAATAAAGCCATGATGTCGAACTTGCTTCCGCCACCATTGGGCTCTTGATTGAAAACATACGTTCTTTCCATATAGATATAATTGATGGTTACGGCCAATATCGGCCGCATACAAACGTATGGCTATTGCCGTTGCTATCCTCGGATTTCGGTGGCTATCCTGTTGCTGACCCGTTGATTTGTCGTTGTCAGAATAAAACTTCCCGAACACCGCTGTTTCAGGCTGTTTTTCAATTTGTTCACTCCCTGTCTGGTCATGGAAAGATAAGCGGCGGTGTTCTCCTCGGAGAAGCCGAGCGATACCAACGCACAGATGAGCAGGCAACGTGCGTCGACCGCATTTTTGTTCGCCCCGTTAATCAATTCGCCGTAACACAGCTCACATTCCTCGCAAACGATTTGCAAGACGTGTTCAAAGATTTCATTGGTTTTCATATCTCTTGCTTTTTAAATATTTGTTAAATTATAGATTGTTGACACAATAAAAAACATCACGTTCCTGTTTAAAGGCTGTGAAAGCCTCGTAACATTCCCCGTGATGTTGTCTCTTGTTAGTTTTGGAAGAGCAGCAAGAGATTGAGGCTTTCCTTTATACTCCGAAGCCTCGGAAGGAGTCGTAAATCAAATTATATCAAGAAACCCAGTCCTTTCAATTTTGTTATCCATTTCACGATGTAAGGGACAAGCAGCAAGACAATGCCACCGAGAGCACACCAGCACCATCGGGGAGTCTTGTACTTTACTACCTCGACGGGGTAGGGTACTTGTATGCTGTCCGTCTTGGATATATACAGCGTATCGATTCTGTCCTTGAACCTGTATATGTACTTGTATTGGAACTCCCGTATCGTGTCTCCCGATTTCTCGATGAAAACACTGTCCCGCATGTATATGGAATCGAGCTGCACCCGGTTCAGATACACCGTGTCGCTCTTTGTCGTCTCCACAGGAACATACACATGTCTGGTACAGCTCGTCGCAGCCAAGATAGCCAAAAACAACAATAGGAATACGATATGTCTCATAGGCTCAGTATTTGTCATAATATCCCAATTGAATCATTCTTTCCTTGTTCCTTCTTGGAGATATACCGGTAATATGTGCCCATGAATACCCGGAAATAATATCGTAGATAGTAGAAGGAGAGACATCAAAGCGTTTCGATATTTCTTTATAAGATAACCCCGACTGGCTTAATTTTATAATTTCCCTCACGCATTTTTCTGTGAGTTTAGATTGCGTATTCTTTTCTCCAAAATGGGAATCGTGTAATACATCAAATCTGTGCTTTTGATTTTCTGATGGGGTAACCCATTCCAAGTTGTCGACTATATTATTGTATTTATTACCGTCGATATGGTTAACTTGTGGCTTATTATACGGATTAGGGATAAATGATAACGCAACAATTCTATGGGCTAAACACCTTCCATGCTGTTCTCCTGCTTTGGGGATATCATAATGCAAATACCCTCCAATTTTTATAGGTTTAATTTTTTTATAATTAGAATTATATACATTCCCATATCTATCCACATAATACTTTTTATTAAAAGGTATAGGTATTGCCCCATTATTAAGCATAACTTGTTTTCTTTTCTCCTTTTCCTTTGCTTTCTTTGTTTTAATTAGTACAGAGTTGCATCTGACTTGCCCCGATAAGAAATGACAATATTTAGTTTTTCTTACCTCACCACTCCCATTAAGAAACAATATATCAATATCATTACATTTTCGATATGCAATAATTTCCATTTTTATCCCTTGACAATTGATTGATGTTTCTCCAACCCTGAAAATTTTGGTGTCTTCCTTTCTCATACTCACATAATTATTATACTATAAATATACAAATAATTTATTTTATATGCTAATAATCAGTGATTTAAATGTAGAATTTCACTTCTATTATCATGCATTGATGAATAGCTTACATGAATCCATTTATAATTATATTCAATCAACTGGTCGAAGGGAAGGTTATCCCGTATAAGCTCGAACAGCTTCTTATTCTCCGTCTTGCTCCCTGCCGTTATATCCGCCGCATTACCCCTCATGTGCTGGCTGCTTTTCGCACCACCCACGGCGGCATTGAGTTTGGGACAACGATAGCCCGAATTGACGGTTATCGCCTTCCCGTACATCTCCCGCAAGGGGTCTAAAACATGGGTGACAAGGTTCGACAGCGCAACAGACGCTTCGGTCGTCGGGGTATTGTCTATACCCAGTTTATCTGCCGTCGAGCTCTTTGTGAGTTCTTTCATCGTGAAGTATTTCATATCCATTCTTCATTTTTGGCGACAAAAAAAGCGGTGACTTTTTTAGAATCACCGCTTGTAACGAATGTATGAGATATATTCAAATCTTTATACCCAAATCCCTAAATGCTGTATTCAAATCGCAGCTTCTTACACCTATCGCATTACAAGCATCAGGTATCATAACACGGTTTCGACGTTGTGGATTACTTTTCTCATATGTGACTAGAACCATATTCTTTGCAGCTGCCGTTGCAACAAGATAAGAATCTGCAACACTCGCATATCCGGAAATCGCAGACTGAGTAAAATTTATAGGACAACTCTGAGCCCAAGAAATTGTTTCTGCCAATTTAGTTAATACAGCAGAATCTTGTGTCAGGAAGAATCCTTTGGGAGCATTGTTATGAATCCACTCCGTGAGTTCGTCTCCACCTCTGTCGATTTCTTCTTTAACTTTATCAATGGAGTGAATTATGCCGGAATTGATTAACTCAACCATCTTTGTCCAAAATATTGGCCAGACATCCATTGGCAGGTTTTTCTTGGATTCTACGAATATATTTGTATCGAATAAATATTCCATGCCGTATCAAATGTTATGGGTCATAAAATGATCATACGTTTTTCCGTATAATCCGGTTAAACGATATGCTTCCGTATAACCAAGCTGCCTGTTATTGACTGCGTTTCTAACATGAATGGCAAAACTACGCCCTACACGTTTGACGCTTGTCAGATAAAAACTTCCTCCCGAGGATTTCTTTTTGGCTGAAATCTGGCGTTGGCTATATATTGCCCAAAAGTCCTTGTAATCCGTGTCAGACATAAGTCCTAAATCATGGGCGCGTCTTGCGATGACTAATTCGCTGGCCTTAAATCTTAGTGAGGCCGATTTCGTGTCATTATTCCATATTTCACGTAACACCGATGCCGGAACAAGAAATTCAGCTGCCACCCTGTCACAATATCTTTCGGTAGCTTCATGATGAAAGCCCTCGCTTCCTGCATGACCTGCACTTACGCCAAGCATAAGATGTGCAGTTTCATGAATGAGAGTAAAGAGTTGGGCACTCTTGCTATCCGCACTATTAACAAATATGTACGGCGCCTTTTCATTTACCAATGCGAAGCCTCTGCACTCACTTACTTTCAATTTTCTATGAGTGTTATTTCCAACAACGCCATTGTATGCTAAAAAGACACCGGCATCCTCCAACTTTTGTCCAAGAAGGCTGACCGCCGCATCCGGAGTTGACAGACTAAAAGCCCATCTGCTTTCAAGCTCCAATATCGAACGTAGTCTGCTGACAGCTTCACTTATTGAGGTTTTAGTGCTTATTGAACCGACAAATTTGCATGTATCTATTTCATTCTCATTAAGATATTCTTCCAACCATTCTTGTCTTGCCTGTACATTCATTACCGTGTCATATACATTCAAGTTGAAATGATTCTGTTGTCCTGCTTCACCTCGAAACATGGGGATAGGAATTTCTTCTACCGGCAGATTTTCTAAAAAAAGATAACCAACAGGAAGATTGACACTTTTAGCGAAATCATCTAGCTGTTTATATGTCGGTCTTATTTCTCCTGAAATCCATTCCTGTATATGACTCTTAGGGTGGCTATCCATATAGCTGCCTTCTGTATGTCCAGCTCTATTCAAAGCCCATACATACCGTTCTGGTGCAATTTGGATTCTGTCTGCCATATCTAAAAGTTCTCCATTTAATAGGACTTTGTCGGGCTTATCCACCATTAAGAATGGGGATAAACGTGTACCAAAGACGTAATTATGTCCCATGCAAAAATAGGTATAAGAAATCCTTTTTGCAAATAAGATTTTGGTTTTGATTCATATTTAACATAAATCAAACGGTGATTCCAAGAAGTCAAAGAACGCTTTCCCGTCGCCGGGTTATAAAAATTCATTTTTTTTCGTCAGGCAATCCAAACCTCGATTTGAATCACCAGCCCTCCCAGTATGGTAGCCAGCAAGTCGGCATACGACCAAGCCCCCGGCTTCCTCCACTCGTCGACAGCCTCCTTGATACAGCCCGCTATGGCAGAGAACAGCACACAATATTCCGCCGTCGCACCTATCACGATGGCGAAGAAAGAGGCGATGACACCTCCTGCGATAAAATGCAGCAGCTTGTCGTGGGGAATAGACAATAACAACCCTTTGATTCTTTCCAAAATTTTCTTCATATTATTCGTTATTTAATCGGTGATAAAAATCGAGCTTGATACGGTCATAGACAGAAACTACATTCGTATATGCCCGCCCGTTATTCACATTCCCAGAATACACCTCGCTTGTAACTACCTCTGCCACCCATTCTATCCATTCAGGATTGGTATAACATGAAAGACGTTTACCACGATATGTAAAGTAATCGAAACGGCTGTTCCTGTCCTCGTACTGGTTCGTCAACAAAGTATGTATCTTACCGGAGGTCTTCTCCTTGTCGGCGATATGGTTCTCGTCCCTAACCTTCTTGATGATTCTGCAAACCCTTTCGACGGCCAAATCGAAATACACGTTCGATATGTTCTTTATCCGAAGCTGCGTTTCCGGTCTAAGACCTTCCGATATGTCGGACAACATATTATTCTGGTCGTTCGTCTTTTCAATAAGCTCTTTCAGGGATTCTCCATAATCCTCCATACTCTTGGTGATAATCGATTTGAACCACTTGAAGCAGGCCACCATCATCATGGCCGACAACACCAAGAAGAATGCTGCGGTCATCACCAAGAACCCCTGTTCGCTTATCCCTCTGGCTACCTCCGTAGCCTCGTTTATCCCTCCCATATCAATGTTTCTGTTTTTCGATTAACAATCTGGCTTCCTCTTTGCAGGATTCCGCATAGGCGTTATAAGCCTCGAACTCCTCTGCTTTCGTATCTCTTTGCCGAAGTATCGCCAACTCCTCCGACAAGGTATATTTCCGACGAATCAATCCGTTTACTGTTTCTCCGTAGTCCATTTGTACGGGAGGTGTTTCCGTGCCGTCCTCCGTCGCTTCCGGTGCTTCCTCGTACTCATAGACTATCGCACCGTTCCGGCAATACATCACGGGTATTTTTCCGGGTATCTCTTTGGGTGATGGGATAGAATCTACCTCTATCCATCTCTCCTTTTTATATTTTCCATAATAGATGGTTTCGACTTTTACACCGTCTAATTTAATTTGTATCATAACCTACTTTTACTTTATACATAATATCTCCAATTCTTCTTACATAACCGTCTTCTAGAAAATATTTACTGATTTCTTCCAATCTACTGTACGTGGGGCAGTCATTATTCTTGCAGAGAAGTGAAATGCTACCAATAAACCCTTTCAATGTAAGATACCCAATGTTACATATTATAAAAATAATTGCATTACCAGCATAATTTTTGTAATTTAGTGAATATAATGGATTGAATCCCAATGTATTAAAACATTCATCAGATGATTTTACATCAAAGCTGTTATCTTCTGCAACTAATCTCGTACCTCCTTTATCATACAACAAATAGCAATCTATATCATTATTAATAAGATATTTAATGTAAAAAGATGAAATAATACTTTCCCCTTCTATTATATGAATCTCTGAATCAACATCTTTTATAATATAAAGTTTTTTCCCTGCTGAAATTAAAACTCTATCATTATAAGAGGTTATGCTATAAGTAGATGAATCAATGTCTATTTGTTTATATACAGAAAAATTGATCGGTTCGATAATTAAAATTTTTTTTTCACCAGTAGCAACTATATAATTGTTGTATAGACTTATATTTTCATATTCAGTTATAACCTCTTTATTGAACTCTAAACTACCATCATTTAAATCTATTTTAGCAAGTCCTGTTATACGTCCCCGAACAAATGCATATCCTTCATAGAATAATACATCATTGTTTATCGTATGACGATATTCTCTACCTATATAAATGTTTTGTTTAATTTCCCATATTGTATTCCCCTTTTTAACTCGCTTAATCCACGAACTAGCAATATTATAAAAAGAAATAACAAACAAATCTTCCAAGTCACCATTTATAGGGATTGCAAATTCTGTATCTAAATGTCCATTTGTAAATGAACATTTATAGAACGGTATAAAGATATTATCTTGAAAATATTTACCGTCCACACTCTCCGCCGCTTGGTTCGCTTTATCGGCTGCCTCATTAGCGAGAGTTGCCGAGTTGTTCGCTGCCGTTGCGGCATTCTCCGCATTTCCTGCCGCTGTGTT